GCACAACAAGATTTAACTGGAGACGATTCAAAAGTGGCAATCACTCTACCTCGAATGTCATTTGACATAACTGGTTACAGTTATGATGGAAGTCGTAAGTTAAATAAAAATCAAAAGTTAGGACGTGTTACAACAAATGCTGATACATCAAAATTAAATACACAATACTCACCTGTACCATACAATGTGTCTTTTGAGTTAAATGTTTTTGTTGCTAATTCGGATGATGGTTTACAAATTATAGAACAGATACTTCCTTTCTTTCAACCTGACTATACTGTTACTATGATTTTAGATAACACTTACATGGATACAAAAAGAGATATACCTTTTATTTTAGAAAATGTTTCTTATGATGATAGTTATACAGGTTCACTTACAAGTTTAAGAAGAATAATTTACACACTACAATTTACAGCAAAAATTTATTTGTATGGTCCAATTAGTCAGTCAGCAATTATTAAAAAAGTATCTGCTGATTTATATACTAATACATCAGATCAAAGTCCATCTCGTAGTGAGAGGGTTACAGTACAACCTAATCCAACATCAGCAGATAAAGATGATACATATACATATACAACAACCCTTGAATTTTTTGATGATGGTAAAAATTATGATGAGGCAACAGGTGATGATAAGTAATGAGCAAAATAGATGATAAACTAAATGAAGTTTTAAATATTACTAGCGATGTTATGCCAGTAGAAGTTAAAAAAAGTAAACAAGTTATAGTACCAGAAGATAAAGATCCAGATATAGATTTTGAAACTGGTCGTAAAAATCTTTACAATTTGCTTGACAAGGGTAATGAAGCAATTGATGGTATACTAGAACTAGCAAAAGAGGGTGAACATCCAAGAGCATATGAAGTTGCTGGACAATTAATTAAAACTGTAAGTGAAGTATCACAAAATCTTTTAGACTTGCAAGACAAGTTAAAAAAAGTAAAAGACATACCTGATAGAGGACCTAAGAATGTTACTAATGCATTGTTTGTTGGGTCAACAACTGAATTACATAAAATGTTGAAGGAGAAAAAGTAATGGAGTTTTTTAGAAAAGGACTTGAAGATGTAATTACTCTACCATCTCCTAAAGTAATAGATATAGATGAGGTTCAAGAAGTAAAAAGAATTGTTGCGACTAGAAACGAAGATGATGTTCGCTCAGTTATGAATCACGATAGAGTTCCTTTTTATGCCATTCAAAAAGTTTGTGAAGAAAATGGATTAAGATTTCATCCTCAAGAATTTAAAGATATTATACATCAACAAACTGATATAATTAATCATTTTAAAGAACATTTTAATAGAGCAAGACCAGTAGAAGTAGATCCTGCTTTAAATACTTTACCAAGTGCTACAAATAAAACTAGATCATATCCAAGTGGTCATGCTTGTCAATCAACAGTTGTTGCAAGATATGTTGCTGGTAAAGTACCAAAATTAGAAAAACAATTAATGGCAGCAGCAAGAGAATGTGGTTACGGAAGAGTTTTAGCAGGATTTCATTATCCCTCAGATTATGAAATTGGTAACTTACTTGGTGAGAAAATATATATTTTTATGAATAAGGAAGATTACAAGAAAGCAAATGAGTAAATTAGATCAATATTTAGGAAATCCAAATTTAAAAAAAGGTCATACTAAGTCAAGATTTTCTAAACAACAGATACAAGAAGTTTTACATTGTTTAGATGATCCTAAATACTTTATAGAAAATTATTTGAAGATTGTTACGATAGATAAAGGTCTTGTGCCTTTTGAGATGTATGATTTTCAAAAGAATATGGTTGATACATTCCATGAAAATAGGTTTACAATATGTAAATTACCTAGACAAAGTGGTAAATCAACTATCATAGTATCATACCTCTTACATTATGTATTATTTAATGATAATGTGAATGTTGCAATACTAGCAAACAAATCTTCAACTGCAAGAGATTTGCTAGGGCGATTGCAACTGGCTTACGAACATTTACCCAAATGGATGCAACAAGGCGTTCTCAACTGGAACAAAGGTTCAATCGAATTAGAAAACGGAAGTAGAATCGTAGCGGCGAGTACATCTTCTAGTGCTGTTCGTGGTAGTACCTTTAATATTATATTTCTAGATGAGTTCGCCTATGTACCCAACAATATTGCTGAAGAATTTTTTAGTTCAGTTTATCCTACAATATCTTCTGGTCAATCATCTAAGGTGATGATCGTTTCTACACCACATGGTATGAATATGTTTTATAAGATGTGGATGGATGCGACAAACAAAAAGAATGATTATGTACCTACCGAAGTACATTGGAGTGAAGTACCTGGTCGTGATGAAGCATGGAAAGAACAGACAATACGAAATACAAGTTTAGAGCAGTTTCAAACAGAATTTGAATGTGAGTTTTTAGGTAGTGTAGATACACTTATTAATCCAAGTAAAATTAAAACAATGGCAGTTATAGATCCTAAGAGAAGTCCTATGGGTCTTGATGTCTATGAAATGCCAAAGAAAGATCATACTTATACAATGACCGTTGATGTGTCAAGAGGATTATCAAATGACTATTCAGCATTTTGTGTTATAGACGCTACACAAACACCATACAAGTTAGTTGCAAAATATCGTAACAATGATATTAAACCTTTATTGTTTCCAAGTATTATAGAGAAAGTTGCTAAACATTATAATTCAGCATTTGTATTAGTAGAGATAAATGATTTAGGACAACAAGTAGCAGACAACTTACAATTTGAAATAGAATATGACAACATGATGATGGTTACACAAAGAGGTCGTTCTGGTCAAGTATTAGGTGGAGGTTTTAGTGGTCGTGGTAATCAACTAGGTTTAAGAATGACTAAGGGTACAAAAAGAATTGGCACTTCAAACATGAAAAGTTTGATAGAGGGTGATAAACTAATCATCAATGATTTTGATGTTATTGCTGAACTATCAACTTTTATATCAAAAGGAAAATCTTTTGAAGCAGAAGCAGGTGCTACAGATGATCTTGTTATGTGTTTAGTTATATTTGCTTGGTTGGCAAATCAAAGATATTTCAAAGAACTAACCGATGTAGATGTAAGAGGACAAATGTTTAGTGATCAAAAAAATGCAATAGAGGCAGATATGGCACCTTTTGGATTTATTGATAACGGATTAGACGATCCAGAAGGGCGTAATAATTCATTTTTTGATGACGCAGGTGAGTTATGGCAACCTGTAACATATCGTAAAGGGCAGTAGTGTAGTTTTGGCATACTATAAATATACACAAAGGGTTATAACTAATACTAATAAACTTAATATTAAGGAGAACTAAATATGGCTTTTCAAGTATCACCAGGTGTTCTCGTGTCTGAAAAGGATCTTACAAATGTCATTCCTGCTGTAGCAACAACATCAGGTGGCATAGTAATAACAGCAGAGAAAGGACCAATGGACGAAGTTACTCAAATAACTTCTGAAAATGAATTGGTCGAAATCTTTGGTAAACCAACTTCATCTAACTTTGAAGAATTTTTTACTGCTGCAAACTTTTTAGGATACGGTAACAATCTGAAGGTAGTGAGACCAATTACAGGCATGGTAAATGCTTGTACTTCTGGTACTGCTATCTTGATCAAGAATACAACTGATTATCTAGATAATTTCAGTTCGGCTGCTAGTTTTGCTGCGAATGTTGGTGCTTACGCTGCTAGAGAAGCAGGCACATTAGGAAATTCACTTAAAATTTCTGTGTGTTCAAACTCTACTGCTTTTGGACCTCATTCAATGAGTGGCAATCTAGTTGCTGATGCTTCTGCTGCTATCGGAGATACAACAATTACTGTTGATGATGGTAGTTTAATGCAAGTTGGTGACATACTAGAATTTGGAGATGCAAGTAATGTACCTTCAACTGACGGATCACCTTCAGGATTTTTCTACAAGATAACAGGAATATCAACTCATGTATTGACAATCGCAAGATTTAATCCTGCAACTGGTAAAACAGAAACAGGCGGATTAAGACACGCTATTGTTGATAACGCTAAAATACTAAGACATTGGGAATTTTACTTTAACTTTTCTCAACCACCAACAACATCTGATGATGTATTAGCTGCTGGCGGTTCACTAGATGAAATGCACATTGTCGTTATTGACGAAGATGGTGGCATCACAGGAACTGCAGGAGAAATCTTAGAAACATTCGAAGGTGTTTCACAGGCTTCTGATGCTAAAACATCAACTGGTTCAAGTAACTTTTTTGCTGATGTAATATACAATACTTCAAAGTTTGTGTATGTTATGGATCATGAAAGTACACTTGCAAATTCTGGTTCAGCAAAAAAAGGTCAAACTTTCGATAACGCTCAAGGAGATGCTTTTGTTGTAAAAACTTACTCACTAGCAAATGGCACAGATGATTTTGCTGCTACTAATGCTGAGATCGCAACTGCATATGAAAAATTTAATGACACAGAAAACGTAGACATATCTTTACTACTTTGTGGTCCTTCACAGACAACTGCTGACGCCACTGGCGACACAAAAGCAACTGCTGTTATGGATATTGCAAATGACAGAAAAGATTGTGTAGCATTTATTTCACCCGCAAGAGCAGATGTTGTTGATGTTGCAAACGCTGTTACACAAACACAAAATGTAGTAGGATTTGCTGATGGTTTACCATCAACAAGTTATGCTGTCATTGATAGTGGTTATAAACAAATGTATGATAAGTACAATGATGTTTATAGATTTGTTCCACTTAATGGTGATATCGCAGGACTATGTGCAAGAACAGACAATATTGCTGATCCGTTCTTCTCACCTGCAGGATATAATCGTGGACAAATTAGAGGTGCAGTAAAACTTGCTTTTAATCCAAATCAAGCGCAAAGAGATGAATTATATAAAGCAAGGGTAAATCCTGTTGTTACTTTCCCTGGACAAGGAACTGTATTGTTCGGAGATAAGACAGCACAGGCAAAACCAAGTGCCTTTGATAGAATCAATGTACGAAGATTGTTTATCGTTTTAGAGAAAGCAATTTCTACAGCTGCTAAATTTCAACTTTTTGAGTTCAATGATGAATTTACAAGAGCACAATTTAGAAACATAGTAGAACCTTTTCTTAGAGATATACAAGGTCGTAGAGGTATCACAGAATTTTCAGTAATCTGTGATGACTCAAATAACACAGCAGATGTAATCGATAGAAGCGAGTTCAGGGCTGATATTTTTATCAAACCAGCACGTTCTATTAACTTCATCCAACTCAACTTCGTTGCTACACGTACAGGCGTAGCATTTAGTGAAGTTGTAGGCGCATAATAGGGGAGAAATAAAATGCCAAATATTAATGATTTTAAATCTCGACTAGCAGGCGGCGGTGCAAGAGCCAATCAGTTTAAGGTAACAATGCCTTTTCCTGGTTATGCAGCAGTTGGTGGAGAAACATCCGACTTAGCTTTCTTATGTACTTCAACTTCTATACCGGGACAAAATATTGCGAATATTTCTGTTCCATTTAGAGGTCGTGTATTACAGATTGCAGGTGATAGAACGTTTAATCCGTTCTCTATTACCGTGTTAAACGATACTGATTTTAAAATATACAGAGCAATGGAAAGATGGATGAATGGTATAAACAACATGACAGATAACGAAGGGTTAACAAATCCTGTTGATTATCAAGTTGATGTGTTTATTGATCATTTAGACAGAAACGGTGCTACTCTTAAACAATATACATTAAGAGGTGCATTTCCTACAGCACTAGATGATATCGCATTGTCTTACGACTAAAACAATGCTATTGAAACTTTTTGTGTATCTTTCTTATATCAATACTTTGAAACAGATACTACTACATAATAATAAACAAGTTATAAGGAAAATATAATATGGTACAATTACTTGGGTTCCAAATAACAAGAGCAAATGATGATAGGGAGAAACCGGCGGAGGCCAAACAGGCCTTCACGGTTGCTACTCCCGATGACGGTACAACTACTATATCTGCTGGCGGTTACTTTGGCCAATACTTGGATATGGAAGTTACTGCCAAGAATGACGTAGATTTAATTAAGAGATATAGAGAAGTCGCACAACACCCAGAGTGTGATATGGCAATTGAAGATATCATCAATGAAGTTATTGTTTCGGATGAAAGAGATACTTCGGTATCATTGTCGTTAGACAAATTAGCAATATCAGAAAACATCAAATCAAAAATTCGTGATGAGTTTGACGAAGTTTTAAAATTATTAAACTTTGACGAAAAAGGTCACGATATATTTAAAAGATTTTACATAGACGGTCGTATATACTTTCATAAAGTTATAGACCCTAATAGTCCAAGAAAAGGACTTACAGAATTACGATATATTGATCCACGAAAAATTAAAAAAGTTCGTGAAGTCAAAAAGAAAAGAGATACTAAAGGCGCTAAAGGTATTGAGATTATAGAAGCAACAAACGAATGGTTTGTCTATAATGAAAAAGGAATGTCAGCTGCAACTTCAAATGCAGGTTTAAAAATTTCTGCTGACTCAATATGTTTTATAACATCTGGTATCATAGATCAAACTAGAAATATGGTCATGGGGCATTTACATAAGGCAATTAAACCTGTCAATCAATTGAGAATGATTGAGGATGCTGTTGTTATTTACAGAATAGTAAGAGCACCCGAAAGAAGAATATTTTATGTTGATGTAGGTAACTTACCTAAAGTAAAAGCAGAATCTTATCTAAGAGATGTTATGGCAAGATATAGAAATAAACTTGTCTATGATGCCGCAACAGGTGAGATACGAGATGATAGAAAACATATGTCTATGCTTGAAGACTTTTGGTTACCTCGTAGAGAAGGTGCAAAAGGTACCGAAGTTTCTACACTATCAGGTGGACAAAATCTTGGTGAGATATCAGACGTAGAGTATTTTCAAAAGAAATTATATCAAGCTTTGAATGTACCTATTTCAAGATTAGATTCTTCAAATGGATTTAATCTAGGTCGTGCTGCAGAAATTAGTAGAGATGAATTAAAGTTTACTAAGTTTGTTGCTAGACTCAGAAAAAGATTTACACAAATGTTTAACGACATACTTAAAACACAGTTAGTTTTAAAAGGTGTAATGACAATCGAAGATTGGATTAATATAAAAGAACATATACAATATTCTTTCTTAAAAGATGGTTACTTTGCTGAACTTAAAAATGCAGAAATTTTAAGAGAAAGAATAAATCTTGCTGATCAAATAGGACCTTATGTAGGAAAATAT